ATTTAACAGATGGGGGAGAAGGTCAAGTTGGAAGGGTGATGTCTGAAGAAACAAAAAACAAAATAAAAGAAACAATTTTAAAAAACGGAAGTTCATTGAAGGGGAAAAAAAAGTCTCCTGAAATTGGATTAAAGATTTCTTTAGCTAAGAAAGGAATTAAACTTTCAGAAGAACATAAAAAAAAGCTTTCTGATGCAAAAAAAGGAAGAACAATTCCTCTTGAAACAAGAATTAAAATGTCAATGACAGCAAAGACTAATGCATTAATTCCAGAAAATAGAAATGCTTTAATCTTGCGTCTTGAAAATTACAAATCACTTCTAGCATGAAAAGTGAAAATATTACAGCAGGAAGACTTAAAAAAGTCTCAACTGGTTGGGTGCAAGGGGTTAATTCTGTTCGCAACCCGTGGTCATTGCCAGAAAATCAATTTAAATGGGGTGTTAATATAAGCGTCCGAGGTGGCATTGTTCAAACCAGACCGGGACACAAAATGCAACTCTCCCTTCCTGCTGGAAATTTTCAAGGAGGGATATTGTTTTCTTCCAACAAACAAAAGGAAGCTGCAATTACGAGAGAACAGGATGGAGTTGTGACTATAACCCCATCTACTATTTTCGATGTAAATGGAAATGGTGTTTTTGAAAGCGAATTGTCATACATGGTTTTTGCTGTTAATGGCAAAGTTTATTACTCACCATTTCCATTAACCCAACCAAGCAATTGGGAAGATTTTCGTTTAAAAAATATATCGATGGATGCAAATGTAGATCAATTTGTTTTTGCGCTTGCAACTCGATCTGCAAACCTTTCTACAGGTGAAAATGAATTTACAACTCCTGCTCACAGAATAGTTATGATTCAGGATGGCATTTCATATCCCTCATACTGGGACGGATCCGACACATCTGGGGTTCAACTTTCCACAATTCCAGTTGGATTTTGGATGGCATATTCAGCCAACAGAATGTGGATCGCTGACAAAAATATTGTGCTGGCATCCGATCTGGGTGATCCAACCTCTTTTAAGGAGCGTACAACAGGGAATTCCCGTGGTGATTTTAGTTTTTCACGTCCAATCACTGCAATGACAAGCTATGTTGGTCAGGATACGTCAACGAGGCTTATTGTATTTACGGATCGTTCTACGTTTCAGCTTAAATCAGGCATCCTTGACCGAGATCAATGGGTGACTACTGAAAATTTCCAATCTACGCTTTATCCAACTGTTGGTTGCATTGCAGGAAAATCAATTGCTTTCCAAGCAGGTCAAATGTGGTGGTACGCGCAAGGTGGACTCATAACGTCAGATATTGCGGCCACCTCTTACCTGTCTTCTCAAATTCTTTACAAGGACGTGGAAATGGCTAGAGCAAAACGACTCATGGCAGCAGACCCAACAAAGATTTGCGCTACTGGTTTTGAGAATTATCTACTTTATTCAATCCCATATCTTCAGACTCTTAATTCCGATACAATGGTGCTTGACTATGCTGCCGCTTCCGAATGGGGCAGTGGGGAAAGCAGATTCCCAGCATGGGCTGGAGTTTGGACAGGCACTCGTCCAGTAGAGTGGACTACAGGTGTTGTTGACGGGCAGTCTCGATGTTTTCATTTTTCTGTGGATTACGCAGCAACAAACGATGGATCATTTAACCATCTCTGGGAATCGTTCCAGCCAGAACGAGTGGATTCTTACCTTCAGATCAATCCAGACAAAACAACAACGACACTTTACAATCGGATTTACTCGCAGTTCGAAACTCCATTGCTTGGTGATGAGATGGATTTAAAGAAGTTTGTCTATGCCGAGATCGAATCAACGCAGATTGGTGGCACAGTTGATCTAAAAGTGTCCTACAGGGGCAGCAAGGGGTCATATAGCCCAATCTTACAGAAACGCATCTTGGCAGTCACTGCTGACTACCAGTGGGAAAATACACCATACGAGTCAGAGATTAAGAATCTAGGGTTTTTGAACTCCCAATACCGAAGACTTACAACTGAATCCGCTCAACGAAACTCCCTTGTTTCAACTTGCGAGTCATATCTGACAGACGATGTCGATAAGGCATTCTCTCTACTTCTTGAGTGGTGCGGTGAATTTGGAGTTGAAATCGTTCGATTGTTCATGGATCCTTGGCAGGAGAAATCTACAGGTGTTCCACAGGGCAATGAAACCCAATCTTGCGTTGTGGCACAAAACGGCGAAACATTGTTAATCGACCTGTTGCCCAATCCATACGAGCAACAATCGCCAAATGATAATTCGTATAGCGCAAAGATATTTAAAACAGTTACTTTGACCTGTGACGCTGATCCAACAAAATCAATTTCAGCCACGGCATCTGCTACATATCTATCTTATATTAGCTTTGAACACGCGCAGGAGGAGGCTGGAGTTCTTGCTCTTCAATCAGCAACTGCCGCTGCACAGCAATTTAAAGCACAGAATCCCTGCTAATATGCCATCGATTATTACAGCAACAAAAGAGGCAACTAACTTTCCAAATAAGTTTATATCGCCTTTTGGAGACGATCCGATTGTTCCAATCTACTCGTCAATTCCATTTACAACTGGTCAAAATAATTGCTTGCCATGTGCAGTGTGTGGTAGTAATTCTACCCGTAGCAATATCCTAAAAGCACAATCTGACAGATTTGCTAACTATACACAAACAATAGCCAATCCAGATGATATTCTGGTTGGATTTAATTAATAAATATGAGATCAAAAATTGAATATAAACTTACTCCAAACGGAACTAATGAATTCTTGGAACTTGTTGATTTTGCTGAAGAATTCGATCATAAGATCATCGAGCATCCTAATATTAATGTTTATGCACATTATCGTGATGGTGTGCTGTTTGGATACTCTGATCATGTTTATATGCCAATAGTATATCCAGCGTTTCACCCAAAGTATACAAGACCACAAGATGTTATACAGGTGATGAGCGACTGGAAGGCGCATTCACAACTCTCAAACTCACCGGGGTTCATTGGAGTTCCATTAGCGGATGAACGACCTAACTTTACAAACGCAATAATAGAAAAATTAGGGTTGACTCCTCTTAAAAGAGAGGTTTATTCTTTAGCTTAATTAAACTTATGGGTGGCAAAACATATACTCCTCAAATTCAACAACCTCGTCCTGAACTTAACATGATGATGGCATCCGAGGCAAACAAGGGGATGTATGGTGGTCTTGCTTCTCAAGGCAAGTTGCTTGAAATGGCTACTCAACTAAAGCCAATTTACCAAGAGTTCAACCCAAGAGAGGTATCTCAACAAGCATTTGAGTTAGGAATTGAAAACGCAAATCGCGCCAGACAATTTGAAGAAAATGTAGATCCAACTTTAGCTAGGATGCGGTCAGGCATGAGTGAGACTGTACAGAATCTAACCTCCCCTGAGAGTTGGCAACAAAAGCTAGGTCAGTGGGCAAAGACAAAAGGACTCGCTCAAATGATGGGGGCTGGACTCGACATGGGATCCACCATTGGCAGGTCTGCTATGTTCGACCAATCCACGGCACAAGGAAGACAGATTGCGCTAGAGGATATGGCACTGCGTCAAAAGTATTTAGACGCAACTCAAATGCAGGGAGGCATTGACCCCGGCTCATTGGTTGCTGGACAGCAAGCCGCAAAAGGACAAAACCAACAAAGTCTCCAAGAATGGCAACGTGGTGTCTTGTCTGGAGCGCAGGGTCTTGGTCAAACCGCACAGGATGCAATTAACCGCTCGATGGGTAATATCCAATCTGCTCACGCTGCCAATGTTGCCGACACGCAAAATTATAACAACATGATGAACCAAGTTATGGCTCAAAATGCTCAAAGCAAAAATGCAGCAACTGGATCATGGCTTACTGCTGGTGGTGCTGCTGGTGGAGCAATCCTTGGTGCGGCAATTATAGTTTAATGAAAAACCTAATACATAAAACAATCGATAAAGCAGTCCGTTGGAACAAACAGTGGCCCAATGCGGTCATATTTTGGTCTGGAGGCAAGGATTCAACTGTCCTTCTGCACTTTCTAAAATTTAAGTGTGGAATTGATGTCCCTGTGGTTCAGTTTCGGCAACCAAAGTTCCGCGAAAGATATGCATATTCAGACAAACTAATCAAGGATTGGCAATTGACGATGTATGAATATCCCGCATTCAAACACACGCTTGCAGATGGGCCTGATGTTCATACGGGAGATGTTCGCTTTGATTTGCTTCACTATTTCCAGTGGGGTAAAAATTCCATTGTTTTGTCTTTGGGAACTGAGCGTCCAAAAGCAAACGAACCATTTATGTGCGGTGTTGATGACTTTTTAATGCGTCCTACTGGAACATTTAATTTTCCGTGGAATGCAGTTTGGATTGGAACTAAAGGTGGAGACACTGATCTAATGAAGGGGCAACTTTCGTTGTCACAAGATATTCGTCACGTCGATGGAAATCCTGTCTCGCTTTACTTGCTAAAAGATTGGACTGATGAGGATGTATTTGAATACCTTGAGACTAACAATGTCCAGCCAGACCCAACACGATATGTAAAGGGAAAGCATGGATGGGTGAATAACCCAGACAAGTCACTCAATGCTGACTTCTATCCTGTCTGTTTGAACTGCGTTGATCGGCATCAAGGCCCACACGTCAATTGCCCAAAGCTAAAAGCAAAGATTACTAACATTTCACATCTAGCACCTTACGAAGACATCGTAATACCAGACTTAGGATTTAAACCAGTAACTTGGAACAACAAAGAAGAATAAAATTATGGGTGGATCACAATCAGCAAACGCAACAGGAGCATCAACACCAGTGGCTAATAGCCAATTCGGTGGACTTCTTGGTAGTGCATCAAATGCAATTGGAAGAACTGGTGATACCATGCAAAATCTATTTTCTGGAAAGTTAGGAACTGGAGCGCAACCCCGTCCAGACTACAATCCCCAAAAGCAACAGAACCAAATGGGTGATGCTATAAAAGACGCATTTGGAAAAGTTGGTCAAGCGGCAGCATCCCCGTATGATCGCGCAGCAAAATCGCAGTCTGATTCCGCTTCAGCGTGGTCTGCCATGCAACGTGGAAGTGGTGATGGAAGTGGAAGTCTTGGATTTTCATCGATGGGGGCATATTCAGTACCAGAAACTGGAGAGGAAAAAGTTTCTCAGGGTTGGGCTAATGCAATGCAGTCTCTTGTTGCATCTGCTGCTGGTGCTTATGGCAGTGCTGCTGGTGGGGTTGGTGGATTTGGATCACAAGCTGAGATGCTAAAGCATACCGCACCCGGAACAACTGGATCATTTAATGCTGGAATGGGATGGGTTCCCCGTGCTACCCGTGCTTAATGGACGATGAATACGACTGCGAAAAGTGCGGTGCTTGTTGTTGCTTTAAGTGGTCTTGGCCTGTGCTGCGAAGAGATCGATCTGATGCGACTGGTATCCCGCAAGAAATGCAAAGGCAAGACTACCCGCTAATGAAAACCACTGACTCCAGATGCATTGCCTTGGATGGAAAAGTTGGAGAAAAAGTGTGTTGCATGGTATATGCCAACAGGCCGAATTCTTGCAGACAATTCCAGCCGGGGTCTGATTTGTGCAAAGAAGCGAGAAAGAAATTGACAATTTGAAATATTAAATGTATTTCACTAACAACCAACCAAACAATTAACATTAAAATTAAGGAGTAATATTATGGGAGGAGGATCAATGCCTAAACCACCACCGCCACCAGACAATTCAAAAGTCTTGTTGGCACAAATGAAAATGCAGCAAGAAGAAGCAGCATTAGCTCGGCAAAAAACTGAGGCTGCTCAACGCAATTCAATGATTGAAGCTCAAAACCAACAGTCATCTGCCTTGGTACGCGAAGGCGAGCAAATGGCAAAGCAAAGCATGGGTGGTATGAATGCTTTAAAGGCAGCAGAAGATGCCGCTGCACGTCAACGTAGCTTGCTTGCAACGCAACAAGCGGGTTCAGCAGTAACTGGTGGAGCATATGATGTCAATGCAGCACGTCAAGGTGCAATGGCAAATCTTGGAGCGGCATCTGGAACTCTTCCATCCACGGGGGCCAACATGATGAACCCAACGATGGTGAACCCTGCAATGACAACTGCGGCGAATCAAGGTGCAGGTGGCAGCAACCAGAGGGTCAATCAATTCGCAGTTCCTTCAGCATCTGGACTAACATTTGGCGGGGTATAACCTTATGGCACTACCCACTGGTGGCTATTCGTTCACCCCACAGACCGCAAGTCTTGGGGCGAGTCCTCTTTCTGCTCTAAAACCTCTCGACGTTGGAGTAAGCGTTCAGTTTACTCCCATGCCGAAATACGAGGTTCCGTCCGCGCAGCAGGAGTTAGTCAGCATGGGTGCTGCCAAAGGTTTTCAAGCGTTGGCTGAACCTATTTTTGGTGCGATTAAAGCAAAGGATGATGAGGCTAAAGAAGCAGATAAGGAAGCACTTAAATTCGATAGAGACAAGACGCTTGCTAGAATCAGAGCAGAAAAGACCGCAGAAGAACTAAAGTTTGAAAAAGATTATAATGAAGCAAGGCTTGCAAACCTAAATAGCCTAACAGCAGAACGTGGTGGAGATAAGGTTCCAGTTAATCTAAGAGGAAAAGGGTTTTTCAAAAATCCAATAACTCCAGTTGGTAATTCTGATAATTCTGATTTGCCTGAAAAACCAACAGACCCAACATCAGTTGATGATACAACACAGATATTAGCACCACTATCATCCGTTGATGAAGAGTTGCCAATGCCAGATTTGAGCAGGTTTAAAAGAGGAGGGGCTTTATCTGATATTTCATTTCAACAACCATCAGCAATTGCAACTGCTCCATTTGAACCAGTTATCTCAGAAGAAGAACTCGCTGCGGTTAGAAATCCTCCCCTTGCAAATATGCAAGCCGCAACTGGAGGTGTTATGGTTCCTCCAGCACCTGTGCCTGAACCTGAAGTTCGTACTGCAATCCCTGTTACACCAACTCCAGAGGTTCGTCCTGCTGCTCCATTATATGAACCTAACGATTTGATTGCTCCATATGAAAGTTGGGAAGACGCTGAAATGGCAAATCAAATGCTTGCAAAGCAACTTCCAAATTATGAAGTAAAGCCCGTTAAGCAGCAGATTATTGATGGTCAAACTTACTATTCCGTTGAACCTCCAGTTAAAAAACAAACACAAGAACAAATCCCATCTAATTTAGCAGTTAAAAGTGCTAAAAAACAAGTTGGTGATGTAACTTACGATTTGATCCCCAAGGGTGAAATTAAACAACAGGTCAAAGCATTAAAAGAACCTCTTGGTGAAATTGATACGATGCTTCGCACCATTAATCAGATCAGAAGCATTTATAAGGGCATTTCTCCCGGTGTCGGAGGTTTAGCAAATTGGCTAAGTTATATCCCCGGCACTGATGCTTCGGACGTTGAAAAACTAATCAAGGCGTTACAAGGTAATATTGCATTCAAAAAACTTGCAGATATGAAAGCGTCATCTCCAACAGGAGGTGCATTGGGTGCGATTAGTGAAAGAGAATTAAGTTTGTTGGAATCTAATCTTGGGTCAATTGATCCAAGTCTAAGTTTCTTTTTGTTTAAACAAAACATTGATGAGATTGAAAATATTGTATCAAGGGCAAAAGAAGGAATTAAAGAACAAATTCAATCTATTGAAACGCCACAAAACTTTCAACCCATTCAATCGCAAGAAAATCTTGTAGAAATTAAATCGCAAGAAGAGTGGAAAAAATTAAAGTCTGGACAAAAATATATTTTTAACGGGGTTACTGGAACTAAAAAATAATATGGCATGGCAACCACCTGAAGATGAATTAGACAGTAATGTTCTACAGCAATCGAAACCTCCTGAGGATGAATCGGTCAAAAATATTCCAAATCAATGGAGTCCTCCTAAAGCTGAATTAGTTAAAAATACTCCAGATCAATGGAGTCCCCCTGAAGATGAACTAGATAATAGTCCTACTAAAATTAAAGACGCAGGTACGCTTCAACAAATGAAGCAATCAGGTCAAGAATTGACCCGTGAGCAAGAGAGAATTCTGTTTGACGCTGAAGATAAAAAAGAGTTTACACAAAAAGCATCCGAGGCTGTCACTACTTTTGTACCTACCGCAATTGATATTGCAAAGCAATTGGGAACAGGTGCTGGTGAATTTTTGTATAAAGGGGTTTTAAAGCCAATTGATTCAATGTCCCAGTCTGATGAAGAGGCTGAAAAGACATGGAAAGAAGCAAAAAACACATGGAGATCTGGAGTTAGTGGAGTTGCTGGAGACATTCAAGAAACAGCAGATGCTGCGGTTCGATTTTCGATGTTTGGCAGCAGCATTACTGATAAATTGCTTGGAAAGTCTAATGATGAGCGATTTGAAAAATATATGCTTCGTGAAGGTATGCGTCAGTTTGCTCAAAAAGTGTATGCTGATGATCCTGACAATGCTGCTCGTTTGTTAGCTGAAAACCCATTGCTTCAAAAACTTGCTTCTGTTGCCGCTTTAGCTCAAGGAGCAACTCCAGAAGAAGCAGAACTTGCTAAAAAGGCTTATGAAGAGTTGGTAAAGGAACAAGGATTAACTAAGGACGAGATTAATGAAAATGTTTCGATGCTTGGTGAAATATTGTCACCGATTTCATTACCGGGAACCAACCGCATTACCAACACCTTTGCAAAAGCCACTGGCAAGGTTACACGAAAAGCTGGAGAATTGGCTTTAAGGGGTGTTGTTGCACCACTTGCAAAGGGAGTGGCAAAAACCGCAGGTGGACTGGAATCTGGCATTGAAAAGATTCAAGGTGCTTCACGCAAGATTGGTGAATATGCGGTTGGAGATCCAGATACATTTGTAAAAACAGCAACAAACACAATTGTTGGCCCTGCAAAACTACCTGCCAAGATGACAAGAGGAATTGCAACAACCATTGCAGATGTTGCAGGTCAAGCAGGGTTGGGAAGACGAGGAATGTTTGAGTTAGCTGGACGTGCATCAACATCTGGTGAATTTACCAAGAAACTTTTTGGGCCACAGGCATTGGGTGGAAAAGGCCGCGCAAGGGTTGCTGATTGGGCAGTGCGTCAATCTAACGCTATTATTCAACCTGCCGTTAATGGTGCTGTATTGAATGTGGCACTTGGATTGCCTGATATTGAAACTGCGCGTGATCTTGGCTATAGTGCTGGAGTTGGAGCAGGTATTGGAGCGTATGGTGGAGCAAGACTAATGGAGCGTGGTGGTGCTTTGATTGATCCAACAACTGGGCTTGCTGAAAAGATAGATGCCATCGTTACCCCAGATCCGTCTCAATTGCGTAAAGATGAAGATGCGGACATTCAGAGATTCATTAAAACCGCTGATCCAACATTGATGTCGAGCATCGATGAGTTGTCGAATGTCAATAACATCAAATCTGCTCTTGATCTAAAGATCAAAAATCTAGAAGCAAAAAAAGTTGCTCAGATAAACAAACAAGATGAGCGTCGAATCCAAGATCAAATTGATAATTTTGCAGAGCAACGGAAAGCATTAGACAAATCGACTCCGCAAACAGAAGCAGAAATTAAGCGTCAAGTTCAATTGAGCTTCACGGATGCAATGGACTTGGCAAAGACCACTGGAGCGGCAGCAGGGTTAAATAACATTCAGGTAAAGGTTCTGCGTCCAGATCAGATGGAGGACTTCTACCGCAATCTATATGGGAAGACATTAACTGATGCGGAAAGTGTGCTTCAACAACTTGTTGGAAATCCTCGTTTATCTCCATCAGAGAAAGAGATGCTTGGTTTAGCCGATCAAACCATCAAGCAATATCTACAAGATGTAGCTGGATCCTCTACCGCAAGAGGGTTTGCAATTTCAGAACAGACTGGAAAACCAAACCACCTGAAGATGCAAAATCAAACAGGTGCAACAGTTGTCATTAATGGTGATTTGGTGACACAAATGGGACGAGATGGACTTAACTTAGGGCGAGTTATCAATCACGAAATGCAACACGCATTATCAAACTTCCAAGAAGTTCGTGATATGATTGCGCCAATCCGAAAAGAACTTTTCGATCAAAAAGTAATTAATCCAGATGGAACATTTGAGGTTGTTAAAAAAGGTGTAATTCCAGACTCTGAATTGGATAAATTCGCATTGCAATATGCTGCGGCAATGGATGCATCTGGTGGAGCGTCATTCTTGTCTAATTTTGCCAATCAAGACCAGTTGAGGAACTACATGAAGGAAGAGTATCTGTCAGAGTTGGCAGGTCTTTCTGGTGGAATCCAAGGCAATCTACGGGGCAACCTAGATTCCGTGGGACGTTCTGTTGTGGACTGGATTGAAAGTCGAACAAAGAATGGTGCGCTAAAACGAGTCAAAGAAGCACTTCGTAATTACGGAGTCATCGTTGATGACCAAGGGCAATTTTCATCTGTTATTGGTGGAGAACTAAACCCAGAGGCACTCGCAATGATGCGCCGATATCAAAGGGGTCTTCGTGATCTCAATGAATCTTTGGTTTACAATTCTGATCCGATTAAGGATGAGGCTGAAATCCCTTTGACAGTGTTTTCAACCAATCGTGCATTGCAACAACGATACAAGGATTCCGAGTTTTTCGAGCAACAACAAGTTGTCAAAATGACAACACCAGATGGTCAGACTCAAGAAATTGTTATTCCACCCAACGTGAAGGTGGATTCGTTCATTAGTGACTATCGGTTTGCAAATGGTCAGTTGGTCGATGAGTTAGGCAACGTGATTTCACTTGGGCCTGATATTCCGCTTCAGGCAATGCCTGACGGGACTTCTCTTAGCGTTGATACACGCATTGCTAGGAATGCAGATGGATCCCCTCGCATTATTTCCCCAAGGGAATCAAAACGCCGCGCAAAGAAACGTGGAGAGGCAATCCGCAAGGCTATCGATGAAGCACCTGAAGATGCATCTGGAGTGAGGTTGGAAGATACAGGGAACGGAAACTATCGGGGAACCCTTTCACCAACACAGGTTGCTGCAATTAATGCATTGCCAAACGACCTTGTTGCTCCATCACTTAAACGTAAGATTGCATTCTTTAATGAAATCTTGGGTCGAAAAGATGGAAGTATTGTAGAGATCGAATACCAAGCTGCAATACGAGACAAAAAGTATCGTGCATTGCAACCACAAATGAGAACCGAAATCCCATTTGGTTTTCAATTTGATAAACAAGGCAACTTTTTAATGACAACGATGTCGATGTCACGGATGCACGACAAGGCTAATGCTTGGGCAGCAAAGCGTCCTCGCAACTTGAGGTTGTGGGGTGGAGACATGACCAAATTTTGGGACTCTGTGCGTCAATACCTTTACAACCACAAACAAGGCTTGCAGGGGCATATTGGGCTTAATCCAGACCCTGAGATAGCAATGGAAATGAAGAATAGGATCAACGATCTATTCAATGTCTATCGAAAGGAAACCCGCGATGCGAATCCAGAACGCACTACTTTGCCCAAACGAAAGGGACAAGACAGCAGGGACGTAGTTATTCGTTCCAGACGCATGGACAGGATTAATTCCTACGATGAAACTGCACTGGCAAAGATGCCATTCAGTTATGAGTTGGCAGTTAAAAACTATCTTCCAGCAGAAAATCCCCTTGCCGAATTGCAGAGTCCAGAGCAATTCGCTCAGGCAATGGAAATTGACACGGAACTAACGAGACTAGCAGCGCAAGGCAATGTTGAACCATTGGAGTTACAATTGCATCAGCAAGACCTATTGCATCCCGCCGAGTATATCGATGTAGAGAATGGAAAGTTGCGCGTTCGATCCATGTTTGATCCAACTCAAGCTATATTTGATCCAATGGAAAGCGAACCAGAGGTATCAACATCGGCAACTCAATTCATGCCAGCAGAAACCGACAGGGCAAAATTCTTATCTGCCGAGTTGGAAAAGATGTACGAAGAGGGTGGAACTGACAAGCGCATTGCCAACTACGAAACCGAACTAGAAGGCATCTACCAAAAATTAGAATCTGACCAAGAGTCTGCCTCCACCGAGGGGGAGGAAAACATAACGGAAA